TGGAATCTTTAACTAGCTCGTCGAAGATTCCTTCGTAGGGTCCGATGCTGACACCGTATCTGAGTATCCAGCGGCATCAAGGATTGCAAGCGCTGCTGATTCAATATGTGGGTCAACGCCAAACAGCGCTCTAACAGCATCTGGAACAGGCTTGGTTGTTTCGGTCATTTCAAGAATAAACGGATGGGCGAAATTCATGATGTTGCCGTACTCGTCGAATACTTCTTCATCATCAACGTAGATGCCAATTGTTGTATGGCCAATGACCATGCAAGCAAATTTTGTTGCATCGAGACCATTACGTGAATCTTCACCGCACTGCTTACGCCAGTTCTTCATCTGTGTCTGGGTGATATTTGGGCTCACCTTGACGCTTAGGCCTGGTCGCTCTGGTACTTCAATGAGTACAGGGTTTCTTTCAACCTTGCGCTTAACGAGGGCACGCAGCTTGTTTAGCTGTGTCTCTTCTGGGACGGTTGTTAAGCCAGCAGCCGATGAAATGGCGTCTTTGATTGAAGCCTTCTTCTGCTTCTGGCTGTCTGAATCTTCTGTTGTGTAAAGTGTGTTATCGCTCATGCCCTGAAACTATCACACCTTTTTCCGCCGTAGCGGAAGTACCCTTTTATTATCTAAGGGTTGAAGTGACGTCAGATATGGCGAACGTAAGGGCGAATGTCGCTGGGGCACCGGATGACGAGTCACCATCTGGCTCTGTGATGCCTACCAAAAGGGCATCATAGTAGTAGCGGTCATTCGTTGGGTCCTTGATATCGCAGTCAAAAACTGAGATTACGATGTTGTAGTAAGCAATACCTACGTATCTACGAAGTCCCTGCAACTTTGCACCAATTCCGGCTGCTGTTTCGGCGCTGACCATGTCATCGTCGTAGTGTGCAGTCAGAGTGATGTCGCCAATCTCCGAAGGAGCGCAAAGAACTGTTGGGCGTGACTTGCCACCTTCGTAGATTTTCTCAACGGAGGCTGTTATTTCACCACCAGACACCTGAGCGAACTTGAAACCCGTCCACTTAGGAAGGTTTGCCTGAACGTTTGTTTGCTGCTTGGCGTTGCTCGCAAAGTTGCTTGGGAATATCTCCGCAAGTACTTGTCTCTGTGCAATTTTTGCCATTTCCTATTCCTCCGTTATACGACTGTTGAAGTCAGGTTTGATTTGACGATGTCAATTTCAATCTTGTCGCCAACGCTGGATACTCTTACTCCAACGCGAGCCTTGACAAGACCTGTTTGCAGCTGTGCAGCTGGGTTAATTCCGGCATCACATTTCACTGTGTAGCCGTTGTCAAGCTGCTTGCCATTTGCATCGAACGCTGGGTAGAGTGCACCAAGGTCTCTCATTCCGGCGAGAATAACCACGAGTCTTGCTTCGATATTTGCGAAGATTGTATTTCTTCCATCAATCGTTGAGAAGACCAAGTCTTCAAGCGAGCGGTAGCATTCCGTGACAATCGTGTTGACAACGTCTTGCTGGGTTATGTAGCGGAAGTTCTCAGTGTCGACCGAAAGTGAGCGAGCACCATAGATTCTGACAGTGTTCTGAATTACGCGGATTGCGTTTACGTAGTTCTCGTCAAGGTCATCGCCAGTTGTCTTGTCTATATCAACAGCAGCTCCAGTAACGAACTTTGCGGTTGATATCAAACCAGCTGCTGGCAAATGTGGGCCAGTCTGATTGTGGGCAACAGCTCTTTTTGCAGCAACATAACCATCTGGTGGAATTGTTCTTGTCACACCAGCCACTCCAGATGGAACAGCAACCCAAGGGTAGTAAATTGCTGCGTGCTCTGCATTGTCTTCAGCTTGAATGGCGAGCGCGGTTGCCTTGATTGTTGCAGCACTGTCCACAGCTCCTCCGTGAAGAATTGCGATTCTGCTGTAGTTATTGGCATGTGCAACTAATCCGTTGCGAACAGCTACGTCATCATTTGAAATTTCAGGGCAAGAAACCGCACCAGTACCAAGAGCATCATTGAACAATGTCAATGCACTTACATAGTAAGTCGAGGTTACTTGGCTTTCGTAAGCATTTCCGGCTGCAAGAGCGGTCTTTACAAGTGCTTGAGGGAGTGTTGTTGTTGACTGAATTGATGCAGTCACATAACGAGATGCTATTGAGCTTGAGTTGATGCGTCCAGCCATTTGTGATGATGTTGAACAATTTCCTGTTGTATAAACAAGTGAATCATCATAGTAGAGATTTAATTTTGCAGTTGAACCAGATGTTGTTACTTCTGCATCGACATCCGCGCTCCATGCTCCAGCGCCGTTAGCGGTGAGTGTGATGCAGTTTGCTGTTGAGCTGTTCTGTAGTGCCAACAATCCAACTGTTGCGCTAGCTCCAACAACGCGAGCAACATAAGCCTGCGTGCCACCCTCCTCAAAGAAGGTTTCTACTGTTGGGTGGAGATATGAGTCTGAACGGTAGTCACCGAACATGGCCTCGAATTCTGCAATGCTCTGAACCAAAACTGCTTCATCGCTTGGACCTCTGTCGGCCAAACCAACGACGAATAACTGTGATGACTCACGGACCGTCGCTGTTGATGGACCGGTTCTTACTGAAGTTGATATAACTACGCCAGGCATAGGACCTTCCTATTACTTATCATTGAGGGTTGGATTCCCTTATGTGAGTCAATTGTACAGAGGCAAAGTGATTATTTTGTGCAACTATCACTACAACCTCAAACAAGTGGCTTTAATAAGAAGAACATTTATAAATCATACACCAGGGCCAGTAATTGTGACCCCATTATTTGTTCCGGTAAGGGTTATTCTGTTATCCAGTGCTGGGTTATTTAGGTTTGGCATGTCAATACCGGCACCGACCGAAGAGGTATCAAACTCTATTTCCTCAACCCTTGCATGGTCTTTTCTCATAACAACTTCGTCTATCTGGAGAGTATAAGAAACATAGGCACCAGCCATCACCCTGTCGCCTTTTAGCAATGTTATGTCGGAAAACTCTTCACGGATTGTTGATTCGTCTATCAATGCACGGAAAGATGTTCGTGAGTCATATGCCCTCAAACATGGATAATCGAGAAGTGCAGAACGAACAACTGTTGTCATTCTGTCCCTCATCAGGGTGCATTCCTCAGAGCCTTCTGTACGGACCCACACGTATGTTCGCATTGAATAGCTCACTCTGTATAGTGGGTCTCCGTTATCAAAACCAATTCTTTCTAATTCGTTTGTTGTTAGAACTGTTGTGATAATCGAAGGCCACCTATCCAGAGCAAGCGGTTCGTGAATTATGTACTGCTCTGGTTCTGGAAGTTGCTGATTATCTATAGCCCATCCGTTTTGATAATCAACAAGCCTTGTAGGAATGTCAATTTTTAAATAATCGTTAACGTATTTTTTTGCAAAATGCGCACCATTCATTAGGCTTATCATGTCAATTTGCTTCCATGTTTAATGTACTTCCGAGCAACTTTTCCAAGGTCTCTATCAAAATCGCGCGGTGTAAAAAGTATTGGTCTAGCTGGCATGTCCTCTGTTCCATATTGATGAAACTTTGCAATTCTATTATTAACTGCAAGGGTTATTGATTGGTCGCTTGATGAGCCCCCAACTACATCAAGATTTGTTGCGTCAAACAGCAATCCACCAGTTCTGACCATCAATGGGGTTGCCCAGTTTGTTGCCTTCCATGCTCCATATTCCGGAGACAGTGGTGGCCACGCTCCACCAAGCATCGACCTTGCCGACACAGCACCTTGAGATAAAAAATTCTCTTTTGTTGCTTCTTCTAATGTTCTTTTTGCCCATCTAAGAACAGGACCCATATCCCTAGTTCTGTCCTGCATGTCATCAAGGCGCTCTTTGGCTTCGTCTGAGTCGACTTTAATTTTTGTTACTACTCGTATTCTTGCCACACTTATATCCGAGTTCTTTTGTATTTTCTTAACGTAGAAAGTTCTGCGTCAAGAAAACCAGTTTCGATTGGAGCAACACCACGTGGATTTAGGTCTTTGACGCCAACAACATCATCGTGCATGTTTTGCATTTCTCTTGTTGCAGCGCGAAGAATCATTAACTTGAAAACCGGAATGCTCGCTCCATCAAGGCCTGCTCTGTAGGTGATTGTTACTAGGTCATCTGGGTATCCGTAGTAGTAGTCAATCCCATAAGTTCTCTTAATATAGTGCTGTTCGTGTTGCAATATTCTTTCAGTCCCAAAAACTGGCTTCACTTTTACCTGGGTTATAGAGACAATTGGGGTGTTCTTGAGATATATGGCTGGGGGTGGAGATGCAAACGTTGTGCTGTCCACCACATTGTCCACGAAGGTATCTGTGTAGTTGTAGTCGCTAACCGAAAGGAACGATGTCATTGGGACGCCGTGGTGCTGGGAGTCGAGCCTATGTTCCTCTATGAAGGTTTGTGGCTCTATGGGTCTGCGAAGGAATGCCTCCAACTCGCTCTGAAGGCCAGCGAGTATCATCTCGCACGCGTCAATCTGGCGGTTTGTTAGGGATATATCCATATAGACCTTGAGGTCATTTACCGAAACAAGCGCCATGTCATCCTCTGGTCAAAAGTTATTGGGACTCTTT